ACAGCTGGAGCGGCGACGGACGGTGCTTCAAAAAAAACAGAAAAGAAATCAACCAAGTTTTTCGATAAAAAAATGGATGCTGGTGAAATCAGAGAATTAAATAATCGACTGCAAGCACTGAATGAGCAAGTGAAGCGGGCGGCGCTCAATGATTTATTCGTGCCTAATCGACCTGCTCATTTGAAAAGATGGCACGACGACGCAACTGCGAATGGAGGAAGTCAAAATCAAAATAACAAACCATGGTCATGCGACATTGAAGACACATATGTGGAAAAAATCATGTTGCTATCAATTGAACCTCATTGGAAAATTTTGCTTTTAATGGGGATTGGTGCAATTACCGACCACAAAAATGCAAAATATAATGAAATTATAAAAGAGCTCGCACAAGACCAAAAACTGTTTTTGATTATCGCTTCGTCTGACTATATTTACGGAACAAATTACCAGTTTTGTCACGGATACATTAGCCGCGATTTACACGACATGACGCAGGAAAAAACAATTCAGGCAATGGGACGCGTTGGTAGAAACAGCATTCAGCAAGACTACACCATTCGTTTTCGAGACGACGACTTGATTAAAAAATTGTTTTTACCTTCTACCAATAAACTCGAAGCGGACAACATGAACAAGCTGTTTTCTTCCGCATAGCATAATAGGTGTGGACAATGTCAACCTAAATAATAAATGCAAACCCATATAAAGAGTTGGACACAATTAATATAGCATAGGAACACATAAACAAGTACTCCAACCCATACACAATGAGCTCTGCCGATTCCGAATCAAAACCATTGCTGGCTACTACTACGTCAGCTCAAAAAATTACAAAAGGTGATGTTGTAAATAAATTCAAAGAACTGCATAATAAACATTATGTTACAAGAGGATACATGATTCACACCGTGAGTGATGTATTTTCAAAACAATTTTGCGAAATGCACCTAACTACCGGACTTGAATGGAAGGTGGAATACAACCAATATGCAGAGACACGCGTCCGTGTCGTAGAAATAAAAACCTTTGTTTTCGGAAAGCCTATTCTTGTGGCATTGGAGCGCCCAATCAAACAAGTACATCGTTCAGAATTTGAATATCATTTTGGATTTGGTGGACACTGTAAGGGTTACACTGACACGAGATTGATTGCCCGATTTCTAGGTCAGTTTGATAAAGAATTAAACTATGAAGAACTTTTAAATCCCGCTGATGAAGAAAACGCAACACCGATTGATGAAACTTATGTAAAAAATGTTCTCAAGCTGTTTATTATGGGAGGATATATTAAATACTGGAAAGCGTATTACGAGTTCAGAGACTGGTTCATGGAAAATATGGATGAAAGCATTCGACAAGAGCTGTCGCTGACAATGTCTCGTTCCAATTTTGAGGAAGACTTTTCCACTGGTCCAGAAATCGACAGAATGACCAAGTCCATTTTTGAAGACTATGAACTACGTTTGAGTCATCCATTCTAGATTTTACATTGATTCGTTTGGTGGATGTGGATATTAAATAAAAAACAAATATAAAAATAAAAACACAAATGATGTAAATGCCAAATCGTTTAATAGATGGAATATTTGTGTGTGTTTGTATTTCCTTTTTATTTTTGAAGATGCATTGTGTTTATCAAATACTTATAGCGTGAACTACAACAAATCAGCATTTCAATTTTTCGCCAATTTCTTTGAAATAAAAAACCGTTATACTCGATATATTCAGTCATGAAACTATGGATATATATCATGTTCTAAATCTGAAACTATTTTATTCGCAGATTCAAGTTTTTCTAATAAAGATATTTTTCCCGATTTACTTGAAATCCAAATTTTATCAAGTTTTGGGTGCTTTTCAATTTTAAAGTATTCTCTTTGTTTTGTATGTTCTTTATCTAACCATTCATGATAGTAAACAACATATTTTTTCATCATATTTTGACTCAACCCGTCTGGTAATTTTCTTGCATTATATTTTCTTTCTCGTTTGGTTCCATCATCTGCAATTCCTTTACTATTTTTTTGTTGTTCTTCTCTAGTTGCAATTCGTAAATTATTTAAACAATTATTTAATGGATTTCTATCAATGTGGTCAACACTTATGTTATTTGTTCCTTTACCATTTCCAATACATCCAGTTATTACTTGATGTATATAAATATTCATATGACATGCAATATACCCATTTGACATTTTATACCAAGTAATTTTATTATCATTATTTAATATTTTTTCATAATCTAATATTTTTTGATAACTTATAGGACATAATATACAAAATGTATCTACTTTGCAATACATAATTATAAAAGTGTCTCCATTTTCATTATGAATTTTCCATATAGGATTTTTAATTTTATTCGACGTTCGACCGATGGTTTTAATGTGACCTTGTATAAATTCTATTTTTGATGTTTTATATTTATCACGAATGTATGCATCTTTTAATGATAATTCATCCATTTATTATTTTTTTTATTGGCAATCTAGATAACTAATATATGAATATATGAATGTATGATTACTAAACCAAAATTATATTAAATCAATTTTTTAATATTATTAAATGCATAATAATATTAAAGTTTTAAATAATTAAAATAAAATTGTAACTGTGAAGCACACACGCAATTTAATTGCTGTAAGCACTCTTATTCCCCTAAGTTTCCCTAGAGGGAGGACTGTATCTTAAGCCGTTTCAGGTTGCTTAAACCTTCATTAACGACCCACATCCGTTCAGTCTCTGACGCCCTACCATATACTAGCATATTAATATCGTATTTAGGTAGTAAGCATGCGGATTGCCCAATCCTTTTCATTATTACCATACCCAAGTTCATTACTCTTGGCCACTTATTCCTTTCGGAGATAAGCTTGGTAGAAAAGGCTATAAGGGGTTTCCCGAACAACAAGATGTGTTGCAACTCCGACGACAACAAGTCGGAATTACTAGCAGTTGGTTTATATCATCAATAATGATGATTGTGAGAACACAAATGGTTTTCCATAGTAAGAACTCACTTTACTATGGCATACTGCTTTTAGGCCCTTGTTCACAGTTAGTATTATCATCATCAATACTAAACATGTAGCTTCAAGGCCGCCCATACCGCTCATTACGCGGAGAACGTTGTAGTTGGTAGCATAGACACGAACTTTTGCGGTCTTGGTGCCTTCAACGGTAGCATTGGACAACACGAGCTGAAGAGTTGCATTGTCAATGCGGGAGAAATTGCAACTCCCGCTTGGCTGGTGCTCTTCGGGCCTCAACGCAAATGAATATACGTTGATACCGGTGTCGGGAGTGCGGGTGTGGTGCTGGTAGGGCTGAACGAGGTCGAAGTAAGTTCCTTCACGCTCAGAGAAGCGGTCCTGGCCGTTGAGCTGGAGTTTGGCAGTAACGACGGGGTTCTGACCCCAGCAATGCAGGGGAAGAGAGGTCTCGGACAGAACAAAAGTGCCGGCATCGGATACACCAGAGTTGCCGTAAGCGTGTGCGGCATCAAATGTGGTTCCTTGAGCGAAGTTTGCCTCGTTCATAGCGCCGCCATGATTGCCACTTACCCACCACTGGTCAGCAGAGGGAACGGTGGCACCGGCATCATCAGTTGCACCGGCATCATAGAAGAGACCGGAAGCATCAATGTACTGTTCGACAGCGTCAGGGCCTCCGAATGCGTGAATTGCGTTGGGAAGGGCATCGACGGCGTCGGTGTAGTTGAAGGGCTGAGCGCCGAGAAGACGGTAGAGAAGCTGATTGCAGTCCAGGGATGAACAGTAGTCAACGTTCTGATCCGGCTGAACGACCCAAATGAGTTCTTTCACGGGGTGATTAAAGTTAAGCTTAATCTTGTTGGAAGAAGAGCCGACAGATTCATCACCGGTGAACTGCAGCTGTTCGATGAGGTACTCGTGGGGGTTCTGAGCCATGCGCCTGCGCTCATCAGTGTCCAAGAAGACGTAGTCAACATACAAGGACGCGGCAACGAGGGACTGGTTATAAGCGGCAGTAACACGACCGCCATTATCTGCGCAGTTGCCGGTGTTCAAAGAGCCAACAGCCCACAGACACTCGTCAATGGGGCGAATATCGAGGTTAATCTTGACTTCGTGATACTGGAGGGCGATGAGAGGCAGGGCAAGACCGGGGTTGCGGCAGTACCAGAACTGAAAGGGTACATAGAGGGTGGTTTCAGGGAGGGCATTGCGGGGAGCGCAAACCTGGCGAGGAGCAGTGCTCTGGCAAGGACCGTCAACGTCGTTGAATGAAGGGTCGGTGATAAAGGTAAGTTCGGTGGTGTTTCCAACCATTCCGTAGTAACCTGCGGTCTGGTCAACGGGCAGAGTGAGGTTATTCCAGATGTGCATCCAGTCACCATACTGGCGGTCAATACGCTGACCACCGATTTCAACTTCAACCTGAGAAATAAGCTGCTCACCGGGGAAATCGAGCCAACGGGCATAAACACCAGTGTGATTTAAGCCGCCGCTGTTAACAGTGTTCTTCATGCTCTGATTAATTTCAGGGAGAGTGACCTGAAGGTAAGTGCGGTATGCAAGATCGCCGTTGCGGCTGATAGTGCAAGTCACGCGACGACCGAAATCGGCCTGTCCGTTGAAGGTCTGTTCAATAGACTCCATTGCAAAGTTGGTGTGACGTTTGTAAGATACTTTCCAGAAAGTAATCTGAGGGTTGCCCGTCAGATAGACGTCCTGGGCGCCATAGGCTACAAGTTGCATTAATCCTCCTGCCATTTTATATGTTATAATATTGCTAAAGAAAAAAATTTTACGTTTTTTGATTAATTAAATTAAATTAATTATTTAATTTAATTTGAATAATGAAATTACTCAAATACTTATCGAAAATACCTGCATTCAAAACCACCTAAATAATTATACAATTATCAATTATTAATTATCAACTATGAATAATAAAGTCAAAAAATAAAAAACAAAATGTAAAATTATTAAAATGTAAAATTATCTAATAAAAATTCTTTCAAATAACCAGCTTCGTATACACGCTTGTCACCCTTGTGTCGCTTTGAACAAAAATATTTATTGCCTATTTTTTTTAATTTCCATTCATTTTCTAAAGCATTATATATAAAATTTCTTAAACAATTATCGGATAATTTCATATTCAATTTATGTCTATGTTTATTTTCATAATTTTCGGTTGATTCACTGTTTTTATAGTTTTTATATTCTTCTTCACTTGTTGTTGTTGTTATTTTAAAAATATTTAATCTTATTAGTTTCATTTTGACATCTCGTCCTGAATTCTTCTTCAAAATGTATTCTTTTACATTTTTACCATTATTATTATGTATATTTTTTTTAATTGTCCAGTTATTTTCTAAATGTTTTATTAATACATTCATTTCATCATATTTATTTTCATTTGCATTCATAATGTTAGGTTCAAAATTAATGTCATTAGAGTTAATATTATTTATATTATAGTCATCACCACATTTGTCAACCATGATATTTTTATTTATGAAATTAATTATGAAAATAAGTAACTAAATAAAGTTTGTTATGTTATGGTTAAATGAGAAAATCTTACTAGACATTTGCCGATTTTTAATAATAAAAATTATAATAAAAGTCAAGAATTTTCTTCTAAAATTTAGAACATTAGAATATATATACAAATTTCTTATTAAAGTTTTTGATAATATTATATTATATATCATAATATTAATAATATTATTTTTTTGGGAAATTTTTATTTTTTTTCATATGCCATCGTTCAAATATAAAACAAATAAAAAAATCATAGTGGATGACAAAAGCATTACTACACTAGATAATCGACACAGAGAAATGCAACTATATTTTTCAAATATCGAAAATGTTATTATTCCTAATCTTTTGAATGAAAAAAAAACCCTTCAAAAAATATTACTTGAAACAAAGGGACATGCTGCAAAGGGACATACTGCAAAGGGACATGCTGTCCCTTTTAATCCCTTGCCAATCAAGGAGGGGTCAGAGGGGGCGCCAATCAAGGAGGGGTCAGAGGAGAACCTTAGTTCCCCTGCCTCACCAATCAAGGAGGGCTCAGAGGAGAACCTTGGGTCCCCTCTCCCGATTGAAAAACAACTTGAAATACAAGACCGCATTTCTGAAATTAAAATAGAACTTCGAACGCACCGAACCAATGTAAAACAATATTATTTAAATAATTCCAAGTATATTTTCGATTATTTTGAAAATAAAAAAGAAATTTCGACAGGAAATAACAAGACGAAGATTTTAAATTCGTTTTTTAAAATCGATAATTCTACAGAACGTGTTAATGAATTGACATCAATGAATGATAATAATGTGAAAAAATTCTTATCAAATATTGACCAGTCATTTATTAATGTAAATGATTTCGCATTTCAAACCGGGACTTGCCAGCATTGCAAAAGCGGTGAACTTATTCCGGTAGAGCACGAAGGTATTC